GTTGGCATCTCGTATCTCCTTGCTCTACGCGGTGAATGTCACGGTGTCATAGACCGTGACTTCCGCAGTTGCTTCAACCGTCAGGTAGTCCTGATCGGCATAAGTATCTGTGCCGAGTGTAGTGCTGCTGACTGCCACTTGAACGGCGTTTCCACTAATCGTCACAGCTCCATCGAACGCTGTGCGGAGCCACGCGCGCCAAGTGTAGAGGTCACGGTACTTCTCATCCATCCGTGAGAGAGGGAGGAGGTAGAGGCGGATGGCTACGGTCAAGAGGGTGGTGCGGTTGCCGTTGCCGATGCTGACCGCGTCATCCCCTGGGAACAGCACGACGGCTGGCACGACGGACAGGCTCTCAGGAGGCGTAGCAAAGACATTACGGAGTGCATAGCCGGTTGGCGGCACTACGGACAAAAGGCGCTCGGCGATCGCATCCAGAACGGTCAGGTCGTTCACGCGCCCACCATCGCCGTGATCTCGTCTTCAGTCAGTCCGAGCGCTGCGAGCTTGGCGCGTGCGCTAGCCTTGGCTGGATCTTCTGGCTCTGGATCTGCCTGTGGTGCGCGCTCGTTCTTGCCAATGATTTGCCCTGTCTCGGAATCTCGGACAATCTGCACATAGAAACCAGTCAGTTCATCAAATACTTCTTGGTCAAGAACGACTGCCATTATGAAACCTCCCCATACAGTCTGATAGTTGATGAGGTGCCAGTTCCACTTGCTGGCAGGTCTGCCTGACTGCTCTGGATATACCCTGAAATACCAATCGTCGCATTCACGCCAGCCGGTTGAAGAGCGATGCTAGTAATGTTTGTTTGACCAGTTGAAACGACTATAAGAGCAAGAAAGTATTCTGTTCCAGCAGTCATATCGTATGTTGCAGGATAACCTCCAGTTGTATTCAAGGCACGAGTATATCTGGTAGATGCAGTATTGAAGATTGTTGTATCTGAAGCGGTGCGTGCAACTAAAGTAAAGGTTGTTCCGACTCTTGTATAGATGCCAAAACGAACTAGGGTTGGAGAAGTAGTCACATCATTATTGTTTGCAAAAGTGATGTTGCTTACTGTAAAGTTTCTTGATGGAAAAATACGAGTATAAAATACTCTTCCACTTACTGTATTGTTATCAGTCTCAAGCATATATTGAGGATAGTTGCCAAGCCGACTGGCGCCAGCGTATTCAGTTGTCGCAATATTCTTCAGCGCAGTCAGGACACTGTTTGGCGTTGCAGCTGTTGTAGTAGATGTTGACGCAGCAGAATCGGTTAGTTGCACCGCGCCAACGACGGCCGTCGTGGCGGAGGCAATGCTGATATCAGGCGTTGCACCACCTGAAGATGCGATAGGCGCTGTGCCGGTGACGGATGTCACGCCACCGCTTGCTGGTGCAGCCCACTTCAGCCCAGTGGCTTCGGCGGAGTCGGCCGTCAAGACATAGGTGTTCGCGCCAACAGGGAGTCGCGCAACCGTATCTGCTGCGGTCGCCGCAATGAGATCGCCCTTCAGGTCAACGATGGACTTAGGTACAGCCGCATTGGCAAGATCGTATGCCGACTTGACCGCGGTAGGCGTAGCAGCAAGCACGCTGCTCGTAGTCGATGTGGAGTCAGAGAGCTGCACCGCGCCGACCACGGCGGTCGTGGCGGCGGCAATGCTGATCGAAGGCGTTGCGCCGCCTGACGATGCAATAGGCGCTGCGCCGGTGACCGAGGTCACAGCCGCAGCGGCAAGGTCGTATGCCGATTTCACCGAGTTTGGCGTTGCCGCCGTTGTGATGGAAGTGGACGAGGTGGAGTCGGTCAGCTGCACCGCACCCTTGACAGCGGTGGTCGCGTCGGCGATAGAAACCGTGATTGCAGTTGATCCGCTCGCGCTGATCGGCAAGGTACCAGCGACGGTCGCAACCTTCGCCGCAGCCTCGTCAAACGCCGCCTTCACCGCCGTTGGCGTAGCTGCCAGTACGCTACTCGTGGTAGATGTTGAATCACTGAGCTGAACCGCGCCCTTGACAGCGGTGGTGGCATCAGCAATAGAGATTGCAGGAGTCGTTCCACCAGATGAGGCGATTGGCGATGTGCCGGTGACAGAGGCAACCTTGGTACCAGCAAGGTCGTAGGCTGCCTTGACGGCAGTTGGCGTAGCAGCCAAGACGCTCGATGTGGTCGAGGTTGAGTCGCTGAGCTGTACGGCACCAACGACAGAAGTCGTAGCGGCTGCGATGGAGATATCAGGGGTCGCACCGCCTGAGGAGGCGATAGGTGCGGTGCCAGTCACGGAGGTGACTCCGCCGCCGGCGGCAGCAGCCCATTTGAGTCCAGTTGCCTCAACGGAGTCTGCTGTCAGGACATAGTTATTAGTGCCGACAGGGAGGCGCGTGACCGTGTCGGCTGCCGATCCAACGAGCAGGTCTCCCTTGGCATCCACGACAGCCTTTGGTACGGCCGCGTCAGCAGTCGTTTGCGCGGTTGCAGCGTTTGTGACTCCTGTGCTGCCTCGGTCATACGCCGCCTTGGCGGCAGTTGCGGTGGCAGCCAATACGCTGCTCGTGGTGCTAGTCGAGTCTGAGAGCTGCACCGCGCCTGCTGCCGATGTGGAGGCAGAGGCAATAGAGATCGCAGGTGTAGCGCCGCCAGATGAGGCAATCGGAGAGGTTCCAGTGACCGAGGTCACGGTGCCGGTTGCAGGAGCGGCCCACTTGAGTCCAGTTGCCTCTGCGGAGTCAGCGGTGAGGACATAGGTATTGGTGCCCACAGGGAGGCGAACGACGGTGTCTGCGCCAGTGGCGGCGATCAGGTCGCCCTTTGCGTCCACAAGCGCCTTGGCGATAGCAGCGTCTGCCGTGGACTGTGCGGCTACTGCGGCGGCCTGTGCGGTGGCGGCATTGGTCACGCCAGTGCTACCTCGGTCATAGGCACTCTTGACGCTGTTTGGCGTTGCTGCCGTCGTGGTGCTTGTTGAGGAGATTGAGTCAGTGAGCTGCAAGACGCCAGCCGCAGCGGTTGACCCTGCGCTGACGCTCAAGTTGGCGGCGGTCGATGTGCCTGCGTTGGTCAGCGGAGCGTTGACGGCGACGGTGCTAGGAGTCCCCTGGATACCAGGGTTGGCAACGACGACCTCGGTTCGGTCGTCGCTGATTGAAACGATGTAGTTGTCTAGATGGACTTCAACGGTCATCGCGTGACCTCAGGCGAGACGGTGGCAGTTCCTTCCAAGAGGCGCGTGACGATACCAGCGCTACTTACAAGTTCAAGGTCCCACACACCGCTCCAAGGAGCCGCCAACGCGGCGGTGGTCGTAGCGGAGATGAGGATAGCGATTGTGCCGGCTGCTCCGCCGAGCGTAATCCCAGAGCTTGAAGTCAAGCTGAAGATCGTCGCGGCGGTGTCGTAGGTCAAGCGCGCCTGCGCGCGTGCCGTGTAGTTGGTCAGGTTGATCGCAGTTCCAGCCGAGTCCTTCCAAGTGATCGTCAACTGAAAGGTTGCGCCCTGCTTGATGTCGATGTTGAACTGATTACCAAGTGCCATCAGACTGCCAACCCTCCACGCTTACGGTACGGCTCAAGGATCAGCGCGGCCTCAGGGTGCAGCGCTCGATTCATCCGCAGGATACCACCAAGGTCAGCCGATCCGATGACGCCAAATGGGGCAGTGCGGCTGTTCCACACAGCGCCAGCCTGGATGATCGCCGCCTGTGTGACGGCAGCTGGGAGAGCAGGGAAGCCGAAGACGCCGACCACCTTAACGCCAAGGAAGATGTCCTTAGGGAAGTTCTTCGTGAAGGCGTTGCTGCGGCTGATGCCGGTGTATGGCAAGCCGTCAAGCGCGTAGTTCTTTGGCGTGAGCTGGAAGTCTGTGTTGGCAGTCCAGGTCTCGGAGTAGGTGCCGTTCTCAAGATCATCGGTGGTCAGCGTGGTGACGCTTACGAGATCATCGGTCAGCACATAGTCGTAGGCTTCAGCGGTGTAGTAGCGCGTCTCGGTCGCGGTGCCGAAGCCAGTCTTGCGGTCGCAGTAGAGATCGATCAGCGTGTCGGTAGCGTCCAGCACATTCTGAAGCGCGGTGTCATCGGTCGAGTCAGTAATGCCGACCGCAGCCTTGAACTGCGCCAGTGTTGCGTACGACATTTAGCGGCCTCCTGACTGCATAACCATAAGTGGCTGGGTTGATGAAGCGACGATACCGTAGAGCTTGTCAGTCTCGGCGAGCCAGAAGCTTGCTGTCTCGCCTTTGTGCAGCTCATATCCTGTCGCCGTAGTCACTCCGCTCGGTCCGACAAAGATGGTGTTGCCACCGGCTGGTGCGTGTAGATAGAGCCACGATGCGCCGTTCAAGCCAGTCGCAATCAGCGTTGGACTCGTCGTAATCGTGACGACCGCACCACTTAGGCTCACGCCTCAGGCTCCACGATTTCCGCCACGCTGGCGGTCGCTGTAGGCAGGGTGGCTGTCTTGGTGCTGGTCTTGACTGCGGCGCGCTCTACGAGCCGCGTTGGTGCCTCTGCGTCGACATCTGCAACAGCCTCAGCCAAGCCAAAGCCAATGAGGCTCTCCGCTTCTGCCTTTGGCAGATCAACGAACGCCCCTGACGGATATTCACCGCGTCGCTTGCAAAGTCGAACGAGCATTAGGTTCTCCTTACTTGCGGTTCAGGGGAGCCGCCGAAGCGGCTCCCCATCCCCACTAACTAGCCGAGCTAGTTGATTAG